AGTCGCCGTCTCCCGATTTTTAAGATTCGGGTCGCCCTACCCATGGGCAACCACACCGGCCCATGCGAGAACGCCCCGCAGAGCGGCTCCTGTGGCCTCACGCGCCCCAGCGCCTGGACTGGTTGCCCAGAGGGTCGAGCACGGCGCGCTTGCCGCGCGCGCGGTTGCAGCGAACGTGCGACGCGCCGATGTTCTCGGGGCACAGCGCCAGCTCGGGGTGGTCGTGTCGGTTGCGGATGTGGTCGGGCTCGTACGCCAGCGGGTCGCTCGATGGGCGCAGGTCGTAGCGGATGGGGCCGTAGCGCCCATGGCAGATGTGGCACTCGGCGTTGGCCTTGCGGTCGCGCTCGTAGCACTGGACGCGGAGCCGCGACCAGTCAGCCTCGTACGCCATGCTCACCCCTCATGCCGACCCACCATCCCCCTCGTCTCGGCGCCGGTCCCTGCCCGCGCCGCCGGTCATAGCGGCGAACGCGACGAGGCCACCCGAAGGTGGCCCCGAGTCGCGCTGCCTGCGCATCTTACCAATACCACATCATCAGTTGATGATTGGTGACGATAGGTGATGATAGGTGACTGACTTACCCCTCGGCGAAGCCCTCGCCAGCAATCGTAGCGGCGAGGCCGTGAGCGTCGGCTATCTCCAGCGCCGCGTATGCGCTCGAGCGGACGTGCGACGGCGAGTATTTGAGCCGCTCGCCTATCTTCGACCAGCTCCATGACAGCAGGTAGTGGTCATACAACGCGTCGACCCACCACTTGGAGCGCGACGGCACCAGCGCCATGAGTCCTCCGAGCACGCCGTCCTCGTACTCCGGCCCGTACAGCATCGCGCACGCGAGCCTGATGATGCGCTCGTCGGCGTCCATCCGCGTGGCGTACGCCTTGCCGACGTCGGCGAGAGTCACGACCCTGCTCTCGAGCACGTCGTGCGGCGATGGGCCACGAACGGCAGCGAACCCACTGCCGCCGAGCGACTCGGCCCTGATGCGGAGCTTCTCGAAGTGACCGGCGCAGGCGTCGTAGTCGACGAGGGCGTCGCGTGCCGCCTCGAGCAGCTCACGTGCCGACCCGTAATGCAACGGCATCACCTCCTACCTGCACATTCTACCAGATGCACCCCCCCTACCTGCGGCGATGCCAGATTATCGCGTACAGTAGCGCCGAGACGGGCATCGCCACGAGCGGCCCCCAGAACGGTGCCGTTGCCGCCCACCACGGCACGTCGATGACGTGCGCCGCCCTGAGCGCGACGATTGCCAGCGCCGCCGCCCAGTAGACGTACGCGAACGCCGGGGTCTTGCGATCGTCCATGCCTGCTCCCTCCCTGCCGTTGCAATGCCTCGCAGCGCCCTGCCCCCGCTACGCCCCACACTGCTGTGCCATTGCTATGCATCGCCTAGCTACGCCCAAACCTTGCGCTGCCTTGCTGCGCCGCCGCCGCGCCCTGCTTTGGTGTGCCGGCACGATGCTGTGCTTCGCCGCCGCGATGCGGGGCAATGCCCGAACGATGCGATGCGCTTCGACGCCGCCGCCCTGCAGAGCTGAGCTACGCCATGGCCACGCCAGACTTAGCTATGCCAATGCTAAGCTGTGCATTACCGTCGCGCGGCCGTGCGCTGCATAGCCACCGCACTGCCGTGCTAAGCCAAGCCTACGCATTGCCCTGCTGAGCTATGCCTTGGCCCCGCGCCGCTGTGCCCACGCAACCCCCCGCCTTGCTCAACCATTGCATCACGATGCGATGCCGACACGTTGCTCTACGGTGCCATCGCCGAACGTAGCATCGCTGTGCAACTCCATAGCTGAGCATCCCAATGCCATCCATTGCCGTCGCCGCGCTGGGACGTGCGACGCCATGGCCGAGCGTTGCTCCACCACGCCGATGCGCCACGGAGCGTCGCCGTGCCTCGCCGTCACGCGACGGGACGGGCCTCGAAGGTGAAGCGTCCCTTGCCGCTGTTGCGCCACTGGCCCGTGCCGTGCAGTCGCCCGTAGGCCATCCACTCCATGACGAGCGGCTCTAGGTCGTCGCGCAGCAGGTGTACCTGGAACGTCTGCTGCGTGCCAGCGGGGACGGTCTCGCTGTGAGCGAGGGCCACGCGCTCGCCCTGAGCGGTCTGCGCGCGCAAGGGGCGCTGGCACTCGCCGACGGTGGCACCCTCTGGCAGCTGTAGCGCGATGCGACGGGGGCTGACGAAGACGAGGCCGTCAATCTCCTTCTTGTACGCCTTGAGGGTCTTGCTGCGCGTCTTGTCGGCGCGCCTGAGCATGCCGCACGATTCCTTGAAGAAGCCCCTCCACTGGTAGTCGTAGGTGAACGGGTGGCCCTGCTCGTCGCGCGGGAACACGGTCATGGCGCGCTCCTCGACGGCCTCGGGGCCGAGGGCGGCAACCTCCTCGTCGCGCGACGGGGCGTCGGGCGCCTTGCTGGCGATGAAGCGGGCGTGGATCTCTGGGTCTGCGCTAGCCGTGCCCAGCAGCTCGTCGATGTAGGTGATTGTGAACTCGATGGTCTTCATGGCTCCCTCTCTCTGGGTTGTGTGTGCTAGCTGATGACGCGCCGCCCACAGTTGGGGCAGTAGCGCGGGAACTTCATCTCGTTGAGGCGGCGGTGGCATTCGCTGCACTCGAATGGCTCGACCTCGCCCAGACAGTCCCGGCACGTCCCCCGCCCCAGCGTCGCGGCCACGGCCTGCTCGGGGGTGACCTCGTACCTAGCCGTCCGTAGCCCGAGTCGCCCGTTCAGATGGTCGTTCGCGTACCACTCGATACCATCGCCACGGAACACCGTCTCGTTGTCGATAGACTCGCTCGAATAGTGCGGCGTCCTGCGCCACTCAACCCCGTGCTCCGTGAGCAGCGCCCGCAGGCGCTCGGTGGCGGACATTTCCCGGACATGTCCGGAATCGGTGCCGTTTGTGTTCGTCTTGTCAGTCATGCGTCCTCCCCCTCGAACTCCGTGCACCAGACGCGCAGCCCTGTCTTGCCGCGTTCGGGTACCTCGCACATGATGTGCTCGTCCTCGCCAGCCCATCCGTAGTTGACCTGTATCTGGCAGAAATCAGGCTTGGAGAAGTCTAGGTTGCCCTTGGTGCAGCCGTCGCAGGTGGTCTGTATGACTTCCTCGGCAACGGACGCGCCCCAATTGCGGGCGATTGACTCGGTGAGAATTTGGCTCATGAATCCACCCCCGCCTCGCGCATACGGTCGTGAATCGTGTCGCAGATGGTGTCCGGCATGAGGTGCACCGGCCCGCCGCCGTTGATGGGACACTCGTCGCACTCGCCGCTCGTGGTGCAGTGGTAGAACGTCCGCACCAACTCCCGCAGCTTGGCGTTCTCGGCTTCCAACTCGTCAATTCTCACGTCTGCGAGGTAAATCAGAGCATCCTTGTCATCGCTCATCCGTCCACCTCGATTCCCAGCTCACGTGCACGCTCCATCCATGTGCACGTGACGAACTCGTTCTCATACTCGCAGACGCGCTCGGTGCATTCGCGGCACACATGCCCCATGAGGGAGCACGCGAACTTCCGCAGCTTTGCGTTCTCGGCTTGCACCTGCTCGTGGGAGTGGCCCAGAGTCTCTGCCAGCGCGTGCTCGGCGTCCAGCTCCCCGCTCAGCCGCTCGTTCTCGTACCGGAGCGCCCTCATGGCCTTCTGGCTGGCGTCCGCTCTCAGGCACTCGTCGCAGTCGAGCATGGCATCGCACTCGCCGCAGCGCGTCATCATCTCCTGCTCTAGCTGCTCGTTCTCGGCCTTGAGGTCGGCGATGGTCTTGTCGATGAACTCGACCTCGCCCGTGGTCAGCTCGCAGCTCACTCGTCCACCTCCACTCCCAGCTCGCGCATGTGGTCGGCGAGCCGCTCGTCCAGCCGCGTCTCCAGCGCGAGTGAATCTCTGGCGCACACGCTGATTGCCTGAATCTTCGGCAGGCGCAGAATGTCGGACAGGATGCGTACCGTCTCGTCCACAAGCACGCCGCCGTTGTGATGGAGCCTTGCGTATGGCGTACCGCGAAAGTTTCCGCGCAGGCACTCGTTGACGGTCACTGGCATCCGTATGGGCATGTCCAGTTGCTTTGCTTTTTTGAAGAGCTGCTGTGCCTCGCGCTGTGTCGGCACGATGATGTACTGGTCTGTCTCGTGTGCAATTCTCATTAGCTCGTAGGTCTTGCCGCTGCATCGCGGCCCATAAATCACTCTCATGCGTCCACCTCGATTTCCAGCTCGGTCATACGGTCGTGCAAGTCGTCGGCCATCTCGGCCCACTCGGCAGCGCTGTTCGCCCCGCTGTTCGGGCCGCACCCGAACTCCCACAAATCCCACATCAGCTCCCGCAGCTTGGCGTTCTCGGCCCTCCTGTTCCATGCGTCGACTAGCTTGGCCTTGTCATAGCTGCTCTTCGTCCTGCCGCCGCATTCCTTGCAGCGGATGTACGGCGTCGTAGAGCTGCCGCTGCGGAACTCGGCCTTGCCCCCGCAGAACGGGCAGGGTAGCAACTTGTCAGTCGCGGTCATGACTCGCGCTCCTTCCAGAAGTCCTCTATGAAATGCTCAAGCCTGCAAACAAGAACGCTGTCATGCGAACAATCGTCAATCATTCCGTCAATCTGCTGAACTATGGCCTCTTCGCCACGGTCGAAGCCGTCCGCATAGCCCTCCTCGTAGGCACTCACGTCTCGGTCGCTCATCCGTCCACCTCGATTCCCAGCTCTCGCATGCGGTCCTCGATTCGACGCTCGAACAGGCATCTGGTGTTCCATCGACCGTTGCCGTTGCGGCGGGCCTCTTCGATCTCCGCATGGCATTCGTCGCGTATGTCGCATTTGCCGCACGACCTGTCGGGATGCCCGCCGCCCCATGCGTCGCGCACCAGCTCCCGCAGCCGCTCGTTCTCGCGCTCCAGCTTGCCGACGTACTCGGCGAGGTAGCTGCCGTCCGTGATGGTGGTCATTCCCCATCACCTGCCAGCCTGAGCTTTGCGGCGTACTCGGCGATGTATGCGTCGGCGTCCGCGCAGTGTTCGACCTGGTCAACGCCCATGCCCGCCAGCAGCTCCCGCAGCACGTCCTCGACGGTCGGGGCGTGGTGCGTATAGTCCTCTGGATCGTACCACGTTGCCACGTCCCAATCGAACGGCCTAACCGCCACGCTCCACTTTGTCTTGTTGAGACGGCACATGTACTCGATGCCGATGCACTCACCGTCCTCGTGGGACTGCGAGCACAGCTTGTCCCCCACGCGAATCGGCACCCCGTCCGCGTCGAGCGGCAGGGCCACGTAGCGGTCGGCCACCTCGGCCTCGATTGCGTCGGCGAGGTCGTGAATCGCGTCATCAATCCTCGCGCAGCAGTCGTGGCCGTACTCCCTCAGCTTGTCGATGCTCTCCATGTCTACCTCCCCCTGATAATAGTCGCCACCGCGAGCACGATGATCGCGAACGACTGCATAAGGTCTATGAGCACCTGCGACGTCATGCGCCCGCCTCCTCCCGCTCGATGCTCTCCATCAGTCCTCCCTCACTAGGTATGCCGTCCCGTTGCGCAGAACGGCGTTGACGTTCTTGATGCCGCGCACCTTGATGTATCGGCGCAGCATCGCGGCGACGGTCTTGCCGTCGCGCCCGTCTGACTCGACGGCGGCGGCGTCGTAGACCAGCCGCATGAAGTCGCGCACGTCCTTGGCGACGTACGGCTCGCGCGCCGCTGGCCCGCGTCGTGCGGGCACCTCGCGTACCTGTCGGATGGTCATCGAGGCTCACCCCACGCGCAGAAGCCGTCCGGCCCCACCTCGTGGCGGAACATCGTCCACCTGTCGCAGACCAGCCCCGTCGTGGTCGTGCCACCCTGCCACGAGCACGAGCGGCACCGCACGAGCGGCACCGCACGAGCGGCCTCGCCACGCTCGCGTCCACGAACATGTGGGCCGGTGACCAGACCTCGCCGGTCACATGCTCGCACTCGAGGACGTACTCTCGTGTTGCCATGTCACTCCCTTCTGCGACGCCCGCCGCGCGTCAGCGCAGCGAGTTGGTCGCGCCGTTGAACTCCAATGTCACTGACGCGCCGACCTGCCCGTGGCGGTTCTTCACCACGTGCGCCTCGACCTGGTCGGCGCGCTCGGTGCGGGTCAGGATGACCGCGCACCCCGCGTCGTACCCGACGTGGCCGCTGCCCCTGAACCAGTTGAGCCGCGGGCAGTCGCGCTCCTTCTCGCCGACGTTGCGGATCTCCGCCAGCGCCAGCACCGGCACGTTGTTGCGCTTCGCGCAGGCCATGAGGGCGTTGCTCACCGCCGTCACCCGCTCGTACTCGCTGTCGGCACGGACGCCCCTCGGCGGCTCCAGGACGTGCATGTGGTCGATGACCGGCAGCACGTGCACGCCCTCCGAGACCACCTGGTCGATCTCGGCGCACACGTCGTCAACGTTGGTCACGCCGTCGCGGATGGCGATGTTGCCCGCCATGAGCGCGTACAGCCCCTGCCACGCCTCGAGGACGGGGTCGGTGTCGCGGTGGCTCGCCAGATAGCGGCGCACGTGCTCGGTGCGCTGGTCTGGCGTGAGCGCCCACGTCTGCTCGGCGGTGGGGTCGTGCGGGTCCGCCGCCACGAGCTCGCCCCACCGGATGGGCGGGCGCGCCCCCTCGGCGTCGCTGTGCACCGACAGCATGCGCGCGACGACCTCGTAGCGCGGTATCTCCAGCGAGTAGACGAGCGGCTTGAACGAGCCCTGCATCATGTTCGCGTAGGCGCACATGACGGCCAGCGCCGTCTTGCCGCAGCCGCCCTCGCCTCCTAGCACGGTGTACGTGCCACTTGCCAGCCCGCCGCCCATCAGGTCATCGAGGACGGCCACGCCCGTGGTGGCGCGTGGCGGGCGGATGACGTAGCCTCCGATGAAGTCAGGCAGGTCGAGCGCCCACTCGTCCCAGACCGACGTGGTCTCGCTGGCGGCACGGTCGAACCCGCCGTCCCAGCCGACGCTGCGTGCTAGGTTCTCGATGACGTCGGGGCCGTCATGCTCCGCCAGGAACGTGCGCCACTTGGCCTCCGCGATCGGGCCGTCGATGTTGCGGGCCTTGCAGAACTGGCTCCACGTCTCGTAGCGCGTGCCGTCTGACGCGCGCCATATCTCGCGGCCCACGTCCAACGTCGTGGCCATCGGGATTTCGACCTCGGCGGGGTCGATGATGTAGCTGAGCGCTGCGACCAGACGCGACGGCTTGATTGTCATTTCGCACCGTCCCTGAGACGGCGCATGTACTCGCCCATCGTCGGTCGGTCGGCGGGCGAGCCCGCGCCATCAGGCGCGGGGGCGAAGCCCGCCACCGATTCCGGAACGGAATCGGTATTCAATTCCATTCCATTCCGTTCCATTCCATTCGTTCGAACCGATTTCGAACCTGTTCGAACAGTGTTCGAACCGGATTCGTTTTGCTTCTTTCCGCGGCGAGCCTCGCCCGACTTGCGCCCCTTCTCGGCGTTGCGCCGGCTGATTTCGACCGACTCGGCAACCTGGTCACGTATGAGCAGCCACGCGAACTCGAGCGACGGCCTCTCGGAGAAGTCAGGCTCCACGTCATCGAAGGCGTAGTCGCACAGCGCCATGACGAACCAGTAGCCGTCCTCGGGCGCTAGGGTGCGCAGGGCGTTGCGGTACGCCACCCAGAAGCTGAACTTGTCCGTCGCCACTACTCGTCTCCGTATTCGCACTCGTCGCTTTGGTCGAGCACGTACTTGACGAGCGGCCACATGATCGCGAGCCTTTCGGTGGCGAACTCAGGGTCCTGGTTCCTGAACTTGTATTCGCACATCGCATTGACCAACTCGTAGATCTCAGAGTCGGTAAGGTTCTTCATGACCTCGTAGAAGCACCTCTCGAAGTTGAAGCCTTCCATCTTTCACCTCCTATGGGCGGGGACGAGTCACGCCCTGCTCGATGCCTAGAACGGGATGTCCTCGTCGTAGAAGTCAGCAGCGGGCTGGACCGTCTGCGCCGGGGCGCTGGCGACGGGAGCGGGCTGCGCGTACGTCGGGGCGGGGGCAGGGGCCTGCGCGGCGTAGCCCTGCTGGCCGTACTGTTGCTGGCCGTAGCCCTGACCCTGCTGGTTCCGCGAGAGGAACTCGATCTCGTCGACCACGACCCCCAGCTTCGAGCGCTTCTTGCCCGTCTGCTGGTCCTCCCAGTCGCGATAGCGCAACTTGCCCTCGATGGCCACCTTGCTGCCCTTGGCGAGGTATCGCGCAATGGCCTGCGCGCGGCTGCCGAACATGATGCAGTCGACGAAGTTGGGCACGTCCTCCCACTCTCCGGTCGCGAGGCTCTTGCGGCGCTCGTTCACAGCGAGGCCAATGCTCAGCACGGCCGTGCCGCTCTTTGTGGCCTTCAGTTCAGGGTCGCGGGTCAGGTTCCCGCTGATGACTACTCGGTTGATACTCACTGCTCCTCCTCTGTAACGAACTGTGCCTGCGCGGCCCATTCGTTGACGGCCTCGATGCCGCCATCCTGGTACAGATTCCAGACGTGCTTGCGCGCGTCATCGCGCAACATTCCGACAGCGACGCCCGCGTCGCAGATGGCCGCCATGCGGGCCTTTTCGGCGGCGCTGGGGCCGGGCTTGGCCTGCTTGGCGGGCTCCTGCGCAGCGTTGCCGTCGTCATCCTCCTCGCCCGCGAGCCCGAACGCGGCGCACAGGCCATAGCGCTTGGCGTACGTGAGCGAACTACCCATCGCCTGTGGACCGTTGCCGACCACAACAATCGGGACGCGGCTCAGCTCCACCTCGGCGCCCTTGCCGTAGCCGATCGTGACGAGCCACGAGCCCGCCTCGTCGGCCATGCACGTCTGGCGGTACATCACGCCCTCGGCGGCAAGACGCGGCCTCACGACAGCCTCGCACGCCGCCAGCGACGCGAACTTCGACCTGAAATGCGGGTTCGTCTGGTCGAACTTCGGGTTATCCATCGTGCCTGCTGCCTTTGCGAGGGCATCCAGCAGCTCATTCATTTCAGTCCTCCCTCCACTCGTACGTCATGACGCAGCCCGGCAGCGCGCGCTCGCCCTGGGCGACGCACCAGCGCGCGAACGCTTCGGGGTCGTCGCCGATGAGGTCGTACGCGTAGTCGTCGCGCGGGCACTCGTAGGAGTACACCCAGTCCATGAACGCGTCCATGTCCGCGATGCGCACGCCCACGATGCGCGGCCTATTCGTTCGCGTCATCTTCGGCCCCCTCGCGCGCCGCCAGCAGCGCGTCGATGCGAATCCTCAACAGCTCGCACTCGCGCTGCTTGTCCTCGAGCGCCTTGCTCACGGCCATGAGGGCGTCGAGCACGGCGCGGTACTCGTTGAAGTAGTTGGTATCCACTAGTCCTCCCATTCGATGACGACCGTCGTGCGCGGCGGGCAGCCCCGCTGGCGGTCGAGCTTGTAGACGTGCATCTCGTTGACCTGCGCGTCGTCGGCCCATGCCACGCCGTTGAGGGCGTCGAGCACGAGCTTGGCGACGTTGTCGGCGTCGGGCGTGTCGACGTCGGGCTGGGTGTTCCCGTCGGCCTTGCGGGTGCGGCTGCGCACGTTGCGCTCGGTCATCACGGCCACGCTCACCGGCGTGCCGCGATCGGCGCGCATGACGCGCCCGAACTCGGCCATGCACGTCGCGCGGTACTCGTTGGCGATTGCCCGCTCGGCGTCGTGGGTCGAGCGCGGCGTGTACGCGCGCCCGTTGGCGAAGCGCGGGCGGGACTTGCCCTTGATGAAGGGGACGGCCACGGTCACGTTCACAGCGACCACCCCATGACGTGCTTGATTGCGTCGGCGTCACATGCGAACCTGCCGATGTAGACGAACTTGCACGGGTCCTTCAGCGTGTTCGGTCGGTCATCCGGTATCAGGCCCTCGACTGGCACGCGCTCGTAGTAGCGGTTCGTGCCGAGGTACTTGAACAGGTCGACGTCTAGGGCGTGCTGCGGGTCTTTCACGCGCTGGTAGTTGCTCACAGCAGCCCCCACAGCATGAACGCGCCCAGCATGAGCGCCCACACCCAGCACAGCGTGCGGTGTTGCTTCTCGGTCATCGTGCTATCCTTCCTGTTGTGCGCCCTCGGGCGCCTTCCTCGAGGTCTCGTCGTGCTCTTGGCGGATGTCCGACGAGGCCTCCTGCCGTCTTGCGAGGTCGATGACGTAGTCCAGGAACGCGCCTTCGTCTCGCTCGGAGATGGTCATTACTCCTCCTCCTTGACCAGTTCGTCGATACTGCACCCAACGATCTCGGCGACCTTGCCGAGCTCCGTCAGCCTCCAGTCGATCTCGCCCTTGACGCGCTTGGTGAACTGCCGCGCGTCGAGGTCAAGAAGCTGCGCGAACTCGCCCTTGCCCACGTCGTTCCTAAGCATGTAGCCGCCGATCTTGTCGGTGATCTTCTCCATGTCCCACCTCCCTCCTTTTCCGTTGCGCAGGATTCTGCGTACTAGTATGCGCATTATTCTGCGCGTGTCAAGCTATGGAGCATGGATTTGCCGCAGAAAAATGCGTATGATATAGGCCCGCGACAAAGGAGGTCTAAATGAGTTTCGCCGACGCTTTCAATGCCCTGCTAGACGAGCGCGGCATGTCGCAGGCAGACTTTGCCCGCATGTCTGGGTGGCAGACCAGCTACGTTTCTCAGATTTCGCGCGGCGCGATTAAAGACCCCAGCTTGTCGAAGGCCATGGTTATTGCGCGCGTGCTTGGCATCTCGCTGCAGGAGCTGCATGACCGCAGCTTTGGGGATGATGTCGAATGAACGCCGCCATCTACGCCCGCTACTCAAGCCACTCCCAGCGCGAGGAGTCCATCGACCAGCAGGTCGCCGTCTGCCGCCGCTGGTGCGCGGCGCACGGCCACGACGTCGCGGCCGTCTACGCCGACGAGGCGCGCAGCGGTCGCTCCACCGAGGGGCGCGAGCAGTTCCTAAGAATGGTGGATGATGCCAAAAATGGCATGTTCCAGTTGGTCGTGGTGTACAAGCTCGACCGGTTCGCCCGCGACCGCTACGACGCGGCGATATACCGGAAACGTCTGCGCGACGCTGGCGTCGAGGTGAAGTCGGCCATGGAGGCCATACCCGACGGCCCCGAGGGGCGGCTGCTCGAGGCCGTCGTGGAGGGCGTCGCTGAGTGGTACTCCGCCGACCTGTCGCAGAAGACGCTGCGCGGGATGACGCACAACGCCGAGCGGTGCCGCGCGAACGGCGTGCAGGTGTTCGGCTACGGCATCGGCGAGGACGGGCGCTACGTCATCGACGAGCCACAGGCCGAGGTCGTGCGCGAGGTGTTCCGCCGCTGGGCTGATGGCGAGCCGTCGGCGGTCGTGGCGCGCGAGCTGGCGGCCCGTGGGGTGCGAACGGCTCGTGGCCGCACGCCGAAGAAGGACTGGCCGTCCACGATCGTGCACGACGAGCGCTACCTCGGCACGTACCGCTGGGGCGACGTGCGCGTCGAGGGCGGGATGCCGCGCATCGTGAGCGACGCCGAGTGGGTCGCGGCGCACAACCGCGCACGGCGCCCGTCGCTGGCACCGAAGAGGACGCACGACTACGCGCTGTCTGGGCGGCTGTGGGACCGCGCCACGGGGCTGCCGATGCACGGCTACAGCGCGCGCGGCGAGGGCGGCGAGTACACGTACTACGGCGTCATCGAGGACGGCCACCGCCGCCTCGTGCGCCGCGAGCTCATCGAGGGCGCGGTCGTGCGGGCCGTGCGCGCGGCGCTCGCCGACGCGGCGCTCGTGGATGACGTGGTCGCGCGCGTCATGGAGCGTCAGCGGCGGCTGTCGGACAGCCCCGAGGTGCTGGGCGCCCGTGCCACGCTGCGCGCCGCCGACGCCGAGGAGGAGCGGCTCCTGGACGCGATTCAGGCGGGCGTGCCGCTGGCGGGCATCCGCGAGCGCGCCGAGGTGCTCAACGAGCGGCGACGCGCCGCCCGCGCCACGCTCGAGACAGCCGAGGGCGGCGCCGTCTCGGCGGATGCCGTGCGCGCGGCCATGGCGCGGCTGGCGTCCCACGGCAGCGACGCGGCGATTCTGCGCCACTGCGTGGCGGGCGTGGTGGTCGACCGCGCCGGGCGCGCCGTCGTGGTGACGCTGCCCATCGCCGACAAAAAAAGAGCACCAACCCGCGAGGGGGTTAGTGCTCGAGGCGTTTGGCAGCCCGTTGGGGGGCGGGACTCTAACGTGGCGTGGTGCGTGGTGGACGGCGGGCTGCTGCTGAGGGCGCCGCTCGCCGCATGACGAAAACGCCCCCCGCCACGTGGGCGAGGGGCGTGCGTCACGGGACGATGTGGTGGTGTCCGCTTGGTGTCCGCGAAAGGAGGAAGGATGCGCGATGCCCAGAGAGAGGGAGAGGCCATCGTCCCGGTGAAGCCTATTCTGCGGGCGTTTCGACGAAGGCCGCCCACATGGTGCCGTAAATCGATGACGGGACGTACAGTCGGTTGAACCCGCCCTTGGCAATCTTCGTGACACCAGACGAGGTTCCCGCCTCGTCAAGCTCGGCGGTGTAGCCGGTAGTCAGCTTAACCTCTGCCGTAACGCCGTCAGGAAGCGCCGCCGTGACGGCTGGAATCTCCACGCCCTCGTACTCGAACGTGGTCGCCGTCGTTTCGACGGGAACGAGCGTGCTGGTCGCGTCGTAATATTCGACTTCATCAATGCTCGACGTGGGCTGGATTACGTTGCCTCCCTCGTCGAAGTCGCAGAGCGCGATTGTCACGTCCACCGTGCCGCCGCCCCCGCCGCCGCTCACGTACTGCGCGAGGGCGAGGATTGCGCCGTTGCTCGTCTGCGGCACGTCGATGTCGTGACCGGCGAGAGCGTCCGCAAGCGCGTCGAGGGCGCCGTGCACGGTGCCGTCCGTCGCGTTGACGGCCTCGCCCTTCACGGCGCTTGCGATTGCGAGAATCGCCTGCGCGTTGGTGTCCACGTAGCCGGGGATTGTGTAGCTCATTGGTGCCTCCTATGCTGTCTGCTTGATTACCAACGTGCCGACGTATGCGTAGTAGTTGCTGCCACGCGAACGCGCGCGAACCTCGACCGTCTTGTTAGCGCCGATGGTCACGCCCGTCAGGTGGACGTTCTGCACGTTGTTGGAGAACGTGTTCTGCACGGAGCCGTACGCGGTGCCGCCGATGTAGAGCTGCGACCCCCACGTGCCGCTGGTGCTGCTGCGGTAGCCGTCCCAATAGACGTCGTAGGTGCCAGCCGTCGAGCATGTCAGGCTCACCAGTGACGTGTAGCTGCTGGAACTCGCCCGGCTTGTGGACTGCGCCACCTGCACGTTCATGGACGAGCCGCCGCCGCCCGCGTACGTGCCCGTGACGCTCGTCACGCAGTCATCGTCGGTCGAATCGCCAATCTTGACCGTCACGCCGTCTTTGATGTTGCCCGCGTCGAGGTTCGTCATCGTCACGGCCTTGATGTGCTGGTGCCCTTGGAGAATCTTGCCAGCGAGGATGACCTGGTCGCTCGTGGACGGGTGCCACGTGGTCTCGGGCTGGAAATCGGCGGTCGCGGACAGGTAGACCGTCGCGTTGGTGGCCGTCCCCGCGCTCACGTAGCCCGGCGTGACCGTGGGCGTGATGCTCACGTTGGCCTTCGAGAGCGTGATGTTGGTCAAGCCGTAGCTGATGGACGCGCCAGTCGCGCTCACTGACGATGGTGCCGTGGCGCTACCGGATGCAACTGCCTTCGATGCCGCGCTCTCGTAGTAGCCAGCGGGGACGCTAACCGTCGCACCGCTCGCCGAGAGCGAGGACGAGTCGCGCCGCGTGATGCCGCTGCCGACGTAGGTGGACGATATTGCGCCCACGCTCACGTCCACGGATGACAGCCCGTCGTATCCGGTGTCGGGCGAGACGGTCTCGGACTGCGCGGTCTCGGTCGGCGTGTACGACTTCGACTTCGACTGGTAGCTGGGAGTCGGTACGGGAACCGCAACGTCCACCGCCGCGTACTCGGTCACGTCGATGCCGGTGCCGTTGGCGGCGATGGACTTCGTGCCGCTGACCAACTCCGATGCCGCCACGGTGACGGCAGTGCCCGTGTGGGTGCCGCCCTCGATGAGGCCAGCGGTGTTGGTGACGCTGGGCGTGACCGTCGCGGTGTGGCCGCTCACGGACTTTGCAGCGCTCGGTGTCCCCTCGGTGCCGACAGGAACAGCGCTCACGGTGACGACACCCTCTAGCATCGTGTCAGCGCCGCCGATGGTCTGCGAGGACGTGGTGGGCGTGACGGTGGTGCCGGACGGGATGGCGTCGAAGGTCTGCCAGAAGCCGTTGATGGGGTTGCTCGTGCTGCGCTGCGCCGCCCAGCCTGCCGTCGGCACGATGGTCTTGGGGCGGTAGCGCCACTTGCGGACGCCCGATGACGTGATGTACTCGCTCTCGGAGCTGTTCGTCGGCGTGGCCGATGCCACGGACGCGGACGCGTAAGACTCGACGTTATGCGTACCGGATGCCGTGACGGTGTACGTGCCGCTCGGCACGACGTACTCGGGCGGGATGGCGTTGACGGTCACGCTCTCGAGGTAGTGGTTGTCGCTCGTGGGCGTGACGGTCTGCGCCGAGGTCGTGGGCGTCACGGTCTCGTCCTGCAAAATCTGCGACGTGCTCACGGGATTGTGCGACGCGAGGTACCCGGCCGTGAAGCTGGGCCATGACACCGTCGTGTACAGGTTCGTGCCGTCCTTCGTCCGAGACGATGACGCCGCGCCCATGTTCGCGGCGGGGACCGACGCGGACGTGGCGCTCTCGTAGTAGCCGCCCGGCACCGAGACGGTCGCGCCGCTCACGGACAGGTCATCCCCGTCCCGCCGCTCGATGGCGCTGCCGACGTAGTCGGGCGCGATCGCGGCGACGGTCACGTCGTCGGTCATCAGCAGCCCGTCCGTGCCCAGCGTCTGCGTGGTCTCGTCGGGCGCCACGACGTACGGTCCCGCGTACTCGTCGAGGACGGGTCGTATCGGCACGTACTCGTCGGCTCCGAAGGCGAGCGACGGCGCGTCGCCGACCACGAGCGTCGCCGACGGTGCCCGCGCCACCTCGAGCGTGACGTCCAGGCTACTCATCCTCGACCACCCGCGCCAGCAGGTTGCGCTCGACCTCGATGGTGCCGACGGTCGTGGCGTCGCGGTGCCCGACGGCGTCCAGCCAGTTGACCTGCACCTCGATGCTGCCATCGACGAACCCGCCCGTCTGCACCTGCGAGAGCGGCACCTCGATGACGGTGTCGCCGCCCGTCGTGAGCGTCATCGACGGGTTGTCGACCGTGAGCTCGCGGCACGCCTGAGTGAACGTGACCAGCACGTCCATGCCCGTCAGGTCGACGCCCTTGACGGTGAGCGTGACCGTCGGGGTCGTGTATCGCCTCATTAAGTCCTCCTAACTGGCGCCTAGCGCCACTCGCCCGCGTTCAGCGAGCGCTGGACGGCCCTCGCGGTGGTCGGTCCCAGCACGCCGTCTATCGCTCCCACGGCATAGTCGTGGTCGCGCAGCCACGCCTGCAGCGCCTTGACGGTGTTGGGTCCGATGGAGCCGTCGACCGTGGCGCCGGCCTTGCGCTGGACGGCCCGCACCAGCGACGAGCCGCCGCCGCCGAACTCGACCGACGTGAGGTTCGGGAACCAGCAGACGTTTCCGCGCCACTGGCCCGACACCACGCCGTCGGCGGTGGTCTTTAGCTGCCGCTGCCACTCGGTGACCGAGAGCCGCCCGAGGGAGCCGTCGACCACGAGCGAGGACGTGTCGTCCCAGACGATCGTGACGCGCTCGGTGCCGCCGTCGCCGTCGCGGTTTGGTTGCGAATAACCATGCGCGGCGTGGTCGATTGCGTGGTCCATGAGCTGCGCGGTGGCCTCGGGCACGGGGATGCCCTGCACGGTCTTGTCACCCCCGTAGCGCCAGCACTCCTCCCAGCGCCAGTACGTCAGGTCGAACGGGCTTCGCCCGACCTCGTTGCCCGTCTGGTCGCCGGGCATGGGTCCCATGACCCCGCCGGTCTCGTCGATGCGCGCGCCGCCCTGCATGCCGTCGCCAAGGTACATCTCGGTGTGGCCCTCGCGCCACAGGATGTCGCCGCGCTCGGGGTGGTAGATGTTCACGCGCCTGTAGCCGTAGAGCGACAGCAGCGACCGCTCGTTGCCCGTCCAGAAGTGGTAGCCGCTCGGCATCACGCCGCACGCCACAAGGATGCGGTAAATCAGCGACGAGCAGTCGGCGTCGCCGGTCGGGAAGTCGACCGTCACCCTCATGCCAGACGCCCCAGCGGCGTGCCGTCCTCGACTTCGGGAAGCCCTGCGACGGACGTGAGCAGGGACAGGACGGCGGCGAGCGCCGCCGCGCTGCCGACTGCGACCCAGTCGACCTCGGTGATGCCGATGGCGTTGGTGCCGACGAGGGCCACGGCGGTCTGGGCGGCGGTCTTCACCGCGCGCACCCCTGCCGCCAGCAGCCACCGCCTGATTGCGCTACCCGTGTAGTGGTCTCCCAACTTGTACCCCCTTCTGAGGCCACCAGAGCCGTCCTAAGCCCCGATGCGGCCTCGTCTCGTGTGGTTGCCTATAGCGTCATGTCGAGGGCGCACAGCGCCTCGTACGCCTTCGCGCCGCTCCCGTTCAGGTCGAGCCCGTGGTACGCCTCCCAGCACTCGTCAATCTCGCGGCGCTTCTCTACCGTGAGCGGCTCGCCGTTGATGGCGTACGTCTCGTAGTCCTCCATGAGCTGCCTTCTCAGGATGATGCCGATGCCCTGCTCGATGGCGCGGTCGCGTGCCGTGAGGCGGCGCACCTTGCCGCCGAGGTAGCCCGTGAGCGCCCCGAAGAGCGCGGCGATGACGAGCGACACGACCTGCTGCGCTACCACGCCCACGACATCACCCCCATCACTGCCAGCGCCACGACGAGCGCGAAGAACACGAGCACCTCGACGCACGCGAGGACGAACGGCCAGAGCGGCTCGTCGGATGGTGACGGATATGGCATGCTGCCCCCCTAACCGACGCGCTCGATGGTGAGCCACGACAGGTTCGTGCCGTTGCGGTAGACCGAGCCGTTTATCTGGTTGCGCCCGACGCACAGCGAGTTGCCGGACGTGAGCGTGAACAGCCTCGGCGGCATCGCGACGGAGACTTGACCGGATGACGATGACTTGTAGGTGAAAGTCGAGTACTCGGTGCCGTTGCCCACGGTCGTGCCGGTGAAGATGCCGATGCCGTACTGCCCCGCGTTGCCGCTCGTCCAGTACATGTTGCCGCTGATTTGCAGCGTCACGTCCTCGGTTGCGGTGATGATGCCGTTGGAGAACGTAATCCCCAAGTGTCCCGCGTTGTGGGTCGCAACCTCTGTGTTGAACCACGTGAGCTGCCAGCCCGACGCGGATGCCGTCGCGGTGCTGTTGCTGCCCGTGTACGTTGCGGACGGACGTGCCAGCGAGACGAACACCTGTGGCATGGTGACGTAGTCGATGTGGCCCTCGTCCTCGCCCACGCCGAGCGCGTCGGCGAGCAGCTCGACCTTGCTTGACCCCCAGTTGTCGATGGTCGTGCCAGACGCGCGGACGATGGCCTGGCTCGTGGTCTCGTTCGCCGTGCCGACACCGTACTGCGCCGTGGCCTCCAGGGTTGATTCCGCGTAGGTGAACTGCTCGTTCGGGTCGGTGATTCCATACCAAAGCTGCTTCAGAAGCCGCAGCGTCGTGTAGGCGTGCGAGTCGGTGTCCACGGACTCGCCGTCATCGGTCACGCGCGAGTTGAGCACCACCTCTCGCTCGATGCGCTGCCCGGGGTCATCGGGGTCGGGCGTGTACTCGTGCGTCAGGAACGCGCTCAGGTCGCTGCCGTTGTCCTCGTCCGCATCGAAGAACTGGACGGCAGCGCCGTCGCTGTCGTTTGCGGGAACCTTGCCGCCGATGCGAACGCCCGACGCGTCGAACGATGCCGTGACGTTGTCGGCGTTGTTGCCCAGACCGTCGTAGATGACCACGCCGGGATTCAGCCCCGCTACGAGCGCCAGTAGGTTCGTCAGACCGTCCCTGAACAGCATGCCCGCGCTGTTCCAGAGCGAGTTCGGGCCGGAGTGGTAGTTGGGGTCGCCCGCGTCCTCCCACTCGTCCTGCGTGACCTCGGTGACGTGGGCGCCGTTGCCGTCGTGCCAGAAGTGCTGCGACACCGCCTCGGCCACGGCCTGTGCCGCCGCCGCCAGCGTCGCCGCGCTCGTTATCTGCGACTGCTGGCGGTCGCCGCTGCCGGGGTTCGCCATGATGACGGGCGTCTTGAGCGGCCCGTCGCCGACGAGCGTGACGATGACGTCATCGCCAGCCGCGACGGAGGGTGACGTCGGCACGACCACGATCGTCTCGTCCACGTCGCCCGCGCCCTCGGCGGGCGTTACGTCGGCGTCGAGCCACAGTCCCGCGCTGCCGTCGGTCGAGTCGGTCGCGCCGACGGCGGTGACGGTCTGCGCGGTGTCGCGGCGGGCGTTGCCGCCGAACAGGGTCTGGCTGAGCTCGAACAGGTCCATCTACTCCTCCTCCCCGCTCGTTGTCTCCTTGAGCGTGAGCGCCATGGTCATGTCGCCGAGCGCGAGCTCGCACGTCTTGACCAGGCACCGGCGGGCGCCCCGGTACTCGTCGGCGCCGTCGTGCACCACGAGGTCGACCACGTCGCCAGCGGTAATCGGCAGGTACGTCGTGGAGAGCGTCCACTCGACGTGCTCGACGCCGTCGTTCGTCAGGTATTGCGCAGCAAGCTGCTGCGCGCGTGCGGCGGTCGCGGGCGACATCTCGCTCAGCTCGTGCAGGTCGGTCACGGTGTAGCCGCGCGCGGAGTGCGCCAGCAGCGACGATGCCGCGACGGTCGCCGAGGCGTTTATCTGCTGCTGCTTGCCGCCGCTGTTGTACGTGTACGAGACGGCGGCGACGTTGGGCATCTTGAGCCAGTCGGTCGTGCGCTTCACGCCGTCGAGCGCCACGCCGCGCGGGTCGCCGAGGTCGACCGTGAGGGTCGGCACCTTGGCGGACGGTGGGACGTACGGCGCCAGCACCACGCGCCCGTGGCCGTCCACGTCGAGGCGGTCGTTCGCCATGTCGGCGAGCGCGAACAGCGCCGAGAGGCGCGACGTGCCCACGGTGATGACCTTCGTGGACTTCAGGCGGTAGTCGTTCGCGCCGTCGGCCACCAGCTCGCGGCCAGCGGCCTCGACAAGCTGCCGCGCCGCCGTGAGCGCCATGGCGTTCGCCGAGATTGCCCACGGCCTCACGAGCAGGTCGGTCGACAGGCCGTAGAGCGTCGACTGCAGGTCGAGCTCGTACGACCAGCCGCCCCTCGTGCGCGTCGCCGCGTCGTTCGTCACGATGAACGTGCCCAGCTCGCGGCTGTAGCCCCACTCGGGCACCTGGTGCGTGACCCTCAGCGCCGAGCCGCGCCGCCACCCCTCGCCCATGACCGTGAGCTTGCCGGTGACGCGCGAGTCGACGTAGTAGCCCCACGAGAGCGACGAGCCGCCCAGCTCCACGCCGTCGAGCGTGCCCATGGCCGCGTCGAGGTTGGTGGGCGACACCTGCTCCACGACGATGCGGTCGGTGCGCGTGAGGTCGGCCCAGTCCGTCATCGTGCCTCCTGCGTCATCGAGACGGCGACGTTGGTCATGTTCTTGGCGGACTCGTACTGCACGCCGTCAATCGCCACGTCCATCATCTCGCCCGACGGGGCGCGGTAGAGCGCGTGGTGCGCACGTACCAGCTCCATAAGCGTGCCGACGCCCGTGTTGCCGTAGAGCACGCCAGCCGCGTCGACCGAGCCGTGCATGGTCTCGGCGAAGGTGACGGCCTGCCATGGCCGCGACAGCAGGTCGTGCGCCGCCGAGACGCCCGTCACGTTGCGTGACGTGACCACCTGCCCGCTGTTCACGGCCAGCATGAACGCCTTTCCGTCCCAGTTCCACGCGTGGCAGGGCGCCGCCTTGTTGGAGTCGGTCGCGCCGATCGTGCCGACGTAGCCGCCGAACGCGGTGCCGTCGGACTTCTCGCCGCTCACGTAGTACGAGCACGCCACGCCGAACGGGTACGGCACGGCGGCCTTGCCCGACGCGACGTCAAGCTCGCGCGCCTCGCCCTCGACGAACACCCACCCGCGCTTGACGTCGCCGACGCCGATGGTCGCCAGCAGCGTCGCGGGCATCGTGGTCCAGTCGAGCGTCGGGGTCAGCGAGAGCGTGGCCTTGGCGTCCCAGCCGTACGTCACGGCTGACTCGGTCTGGGAGCCGCGCGGCGCGTACTGGTCGGTGCCGACCTCGAGCGTCACGTCGAGCGACGTCACGGTCGAGGGGTTGGGCACGTCGGTGAGCGCCGTGAGGGGCACGTCGACGTACAGCGTCGCGCCCGTGCCGCTGGCGGCGACGGGCTCGGCCAGGTACTCGGTCGTGCCGTGGTACAGCGACGTCACGCGCACGTCGGTGGTGCCGCCGCCGTACGTGGTGCCGACGGCCAGCGTCACGGCGTCGGGCCCCAGCGCCGCCGCGCTCACGGAGACGGTGGGGACGTAGAGCGCCGTCAGCACGACCGACGTGGCCGCGCCGTGGTAGTCCACGCCGCCGACGGTCGCCGTCGGGCGCACGCGGAGGTTGACGTCCATGGACTTGTAGCCGACGGCGACGGTGCCCGAGATGCCGGACGTCAGCCACGCCCGCGTGCCATCGGTGGTGACGCTTGCCGTGGTCCACGCGCTCCACGTGCCCCACGAGCCCGGCGTCGCCGAGTCATCGGCGGTCGAGCGGGTGCGGTACGAGTACTCGAAGCCGTGCGTCGACAGGTCGCCCCACGCGTCGGTGAACGACCAGCACGGGTACAGCGTCGCCGCGCCCGGCAGCGACGTCTGCCCCACGCCGCCCACGCTCTCAGCCCAGCCCAGCCCCGAGGGGACGGGCATGCCCGAGTCGTAGCGGGTCGTGGGCAGCAGCGCGAACGACTGCGCGTCGGTCGAGTTCGCCGTCCAAATCTGGATGTTGGTGGAGTTGGTGGTCATGGCCGCCTTCACGTCCATGACGTAGGTCGCGCCGTCGGCGGTCACGTAGCTGCCGATGGTCACGACCGGGCAGGACACGCCGTTCACGGTCTCGGTGTTGCCCGAGTCCATGATCTTCCACCTCTGGGCGCGGGTGCCGTTGCTCGTCCACTGCTGGACGTTGGTACCGTTCGCCGCAGCGCCGCCGTTGACGTCGACGTACATGGCCGACTTCGCGTTGACGATGGACCACTCGTCGGTGTCGGTCGCGGTGATGACGAACTTCTGCGCGTCGGTGTCGTTCGTCGCGTAGAGCTGGACGTTCGCCCCCTTGGCGGTGGAGCCCGAGCTGATGTCGGCGCACATGGACGTGAGCAGCATCGAGCGCAGCTCGTACAGGCCGTCGGTGATTGCCATGCCTACCTCGCAGCTGTCGCGGCCGCGCCGTAGCGGCCTAGGTCGGTCACTAGCTGGATGACGTCCTCGCGGATGCGCGCGTCATCGTTCACGCGCAGCCCGTCGATGTAGAGGTTGACGGCGCCGGTGCCTGCGGGCATGTTCTCCGCGATGGCCTCGGCGTACTTGCTCATGTACGGCTCATAGCTGGGCCACGCCAGCTCGGCGCCGCGCTCGCCCACGCCTATGAGCGACGCGCCGTCGAACAGGCCGCCCTGCGCGTACCAGTCGATGGCGATGGACGGTGCCGTGCCCGCGCCGCCGAGCCCCCACGGGGCCTTGCCTCCGCTGATGCGGAAGTGCGGCAGCTTGATGTCGGGGAACTTCAGCTTGACGTTGAAGAGGGACTTGATGCGCTCGATGGCGTTCTTCACCGCGTCGCGGGCGCTCTCGATGGGGCCCTTGATGGCGTCCTTGATGCCATTCCACGTGTCGCGTGCCACGCCCAGAATCTTGTTGAACGCGGGCAGTACCACGCCGAGAATCTTGCCGATCGCGGTGACCACGATGCCCGCGACCGTCAGGAACACGCCGCCGAGGTCGGAGATGATGGGCGAGATGGTCTCGAACGCGGTCGAGAGCGCGGGCATGACGGTCTCCACCAGGATGCCGCCCAGCTCCTCGATGATGGGCTGCACGGCGGGCGCGAGCTTGTCGAACGCCTCGGTGAGAGCGTCGATGGCCACGCCCAGCGCGTCGAACACGCCCGTGGCAAGCGGCTCGAGCGCGAGCGCCGCCTTGTTCTTGAGCACCTCGAGCGACTCGCCCCAGGACTTCGTGGACTCGTACGTCCCCATGATGCCGTCGCCCGCGCCGAGCGCGGCGTCGCGGATGGACTCGATGTCCATGGTACCGTCCTCGACGGCCTGCAAGAACTGCGTCGCGCCCTTGGTGCCGAACAGCGTCTGGGCGATGTCCATGGCGCTGGCGGTGTCGCCCGCGTCGAGGTAGCCCTGCATCTCGTCGAGCATGGCGTTGAACGTCTCGCCTGCGTCGCCGCCCTCGTCCACGACGGCCTGCAGCGCCTTGCTCATCCTGCCCATCATGCCCTGCGCGTCCATGCCCGCGCGGTCGAGCAGCCCGGCCATGTTGGCGGTGTCCTCGAAGCTGAAGCCTAGCTGCTGCATGGCGGGGGCGTTCTTCTCGAGGATGCCCGTGAGCGTGTCGAAGCCCATGCCGGTTGCCTGCGAGACGCCGAACAGGTAGTCCATCTCGGCGCTCATGTCCTCGGCGGAGACGCCCCACGCGGCGAACGCGCCCGAGAGCGTCTCGACGTTGACCCCGCCGATCATGGAGTCGAGCGCCCCGAGGTTGGTGGCCACGGCCTGCAGGTCATCGCCCGTCAGGCCGAGTCGCGTGTTCAGGTCCTGGACGTAGTCGCCCGCGGTGCCGAACGAGACGGGCACGGTGGTGGCGACGTCCTCGGCTATCTGCATCAGCTCGTCGAGCGCGTCGCCCGACGCGCCCGTGCCGATGATGATGGTGTCGCGCATCTCGTCGAAGTCGCCGCCGATGTCGAGCAGCATCTTGCCGATGCCCAGCCCGGCGAGCGCCCCGGCTATCGGCCCCGCCATTCCCTTCAGGGATGACAGCAGGCCGCTGCCGATGGACGCCCCGGCCTCGTCGCCGAGGCCGGTCATCCCCGGCAGTATCGCGTCCGTGATGGCGCTCGTCGCGCCCTCGGCGGACGGCATTATCTGTACGAAGGCGTTGGCAATGGTCGCGCCCTCAGCCATAGTCCCTCCTTAGTGCGAGTCCCACCACGCGTCGAACTCGTCGGCGGGTATCGCGCCCCTGCCGAACGTCTCGGCGTCGGGCTTGCCCCACGGGCGCTCGTGCGGCTCGGGGCGCTTGGCGCCCTTGGCCGCGAACGAGTGGTTGAACGCGCGGATTGCGTCGAAGACGTCGGCGAGCAGCGCGGCCCTGCCGATGTCCGAGGCGAAGGCGGCCTCGTCGGCCTCGAGGTGGCGGCGCGTCGCCGAGTCGAGCGGCAGGTGCCGCACGAACACGGGCAGCGCGTCCCACCCGTACGTCTGGCCGACGTCGGCGAGGCGCACGCCGAGACGCGTCATGCAGTCCCAGTCGAGCGCCCCGCCGCTCTCGGCGTCGAAGCGGACGAGGCCCGCTATTTTCCCGGCTCAGCCGGGCGTGCGGTCTGCCACTCCTTCATGAGGTCGCCGAAGGCGGAGCCGGGCACCTTGGCCACGGCCCCGTCGGTGGCGCGCATGAACAGGTCGTAGACCCAGCGGATGGCGGTCTGCTCGCCGCCAGCGGCTGCGTCGGAGAACGCCACGATGTCCTCGACGGGCATCGAGGCGAGCGTCGGCACCTGGAACTCGGTGCCGTCGATTGAGAACGAGAACGTCGAGCGGTCCTCGGTTCGTACCTGGTACGGCATCCTTCCTCCCCCAGTCAGTCGGCCTTACGACGAGAGCTGGCCGTCGTCGGTGTAGATGTAGATGGAGTTGCCGCTCGAGTCGGGGTAGCAGCTGAGCGTGACGGGCCACTTGATGGCGTCGCCGCTCACGAAGCTGACCTCGCCCACGGTCGTGATCTGGCCGTCGGGCACGACGATGCGGACCTTGTTGTCGCCGTCCTTGATCTGGAACACCCAGACGCCGGAGGGCGCGAGGGCCGCGGACAGCTTCACGGCCAGCTGCTTGCCGTGCGTCGAGTTCGCCGCGGTCACGGTGACGGCGGACGTGCCGAACGTCGCCTTCATGGACTGCTCGTCGGTCTGCAGGAACTCCCACGAGAGCGTGCCGTCGAAGGTCTGGACGATGCGGCGCACGAGGTTGCCGCCCCACTCGCGGATGTCGGCGGTGGAGACGGAGGGCGTGAGCTGCAGGCCGCCGTCGGAGACGTAGCCGCACGCGACGTACGTGCCTGCAAGCGAGGTGACGGAATCGGTCGGCAGGGACGTGCCCGCCGGTGCGAGGTAGACGCCGCCGTTGACGTCGGGCGTGCCGACGAGGACGGCCTTCTTGTCGTTGGCCATGTGGCCTCCTTATGATTCGGGAACCGGCTCGTCCTCGTCGGGGACGATGGGCTCGATGGTGGTGACGGAGCCGCGCAGCGTGACCAGCACGGTCATGGAGCAGCGCGGCGTGTTGCGGTTGTTGGGGTCGGGGTTCGGGTACGGCATGGCGTTGATGGTCGCCACGTGCCACTGGTTGCCGCTCGTCGGCGAGACGGTCGGCAGCGCCGCGACGATCGCGGCGACGGTGCGCGACTGCTCGTCGGCGTCGGCCCACGTGGCGCCGTAGACGTCCACGCTCAGCGCGTGCTCGTAGACCACCATGTTCGGGTGGCTGCCGCCCACCGACGTGACGAGGGCGCACGGCAGCGCGCTGGCGTACCCGTCGGGCAGCGGCGTCGGGTAGGCGTCGTGGCCCCAGAACTCGATGAGGTCTGTCGCCAGCGCGTACTCGGCGTCGCGTGGTATTACTGCCTGCATGCTCATGAGAACACCGCCCTCGTGAGAACCTTGTCCTCGGCCTCGGCCAGCTTGGCCTCGTAGGTGGCGGCGGTGACGCTGTACGCCACGCGGCCCTGGCCGAAGTTGGCGCGCCACTCGCTGGAGACCTCGAAGCCGTCGCCCGCCTTGGCCGCGAGGGACTCGGCGGCCTGACGGCACGCCTCGCTGACCTCGCGCGAGCAGAGCAGCTCGCGGATTCCGTCCGAGAGCAGCTCGATGCGGACCTTGGTCGGCATGGCTCACCCCTCCCAGTCGGTCAGGTACGCCACGACGTGGTCGACGGCCCCGGTGGGGCTGCGCCACGGCATGGGGATGCCGTCCACGCGGAAGGACGCGCCGCCGAAGTCGACGCGGTCGCCGACCGCGACGTCCGCGCCCGGAGGGGCGTAGAGCGTCCAGGACGCGGTGACCGCCTCGCGCGGGTCGCTCCAACCGGTGGACGTGGTAGATGGCTGCACGGAGCAGCCGGTGATGCTGTGCTTGACGGCGTTGGCCCAGTCGCGCTCCTCGGTGCCGCGCACGGAGGTGAGCGGAGCGCGCCAGACGTCGACGGAGTCGCGGCACCAGCTCGGCAGCATGGCCACCACCCCCTAGACGCGCCTGATGCGCCAGCGGTCGAGCAGCATGCGGTCTGAGTCGAGCATGCGCACGCCGCCGGACACACCGGAGGCGGTCTGGTTGAACGTGATGCCGACCTGCCCGGCGTGCTCCTCGCGGACGCCCGGCGACGCGGCGAGCGCGTTGGCGGCGACCTGAGTCACGACGGCCTTGAGGTCGGCGGAGTCGTCATAGCCCGCCGTGAACTCGACGGTGACGCTCCCCCAGCGCGGGGCGCGCTGCCACAGCCTGACAAGGCCGGAGGACGTCCACTCGTACTGGTCGCTGGCGACGGTCACGCCGCCGACCTCGACCGAGTGGATGGCCCTCACGCCCATGACGGGCAGCTGGCAGATTCCGGTCTCGGCGTCGCCCGTCCACACGCAGCGGACGGCGGGGGCGAGGTGCCACCCGCAGAAGCCGCGCACGGTGGCGGAGACGGCCTGCAGCATGGCCTGCACCTGCTCGGTCGTGCTGCTCATGCGCCCCTGCGTGAGAAGCGCGAACTCGTCCGGCGTCATGATGGGCGGCAGGCACGCCCCGTCGGCGAGGTCATATCCCCACGACAGCATGGGCTACTCCTTCGGTTCGGCCTTCGTCTTGGCGGTGCGGGCCTTGTTGCGCGTGGTGCGCGCCTTGGCCTTGGGCTTCGGCTCGGGCTTGGGCGGCTCGACGAGGACGTGGTCCTCGGGCTGCGTGCCCTCCTCGTACTGGTACGTGCTCCCGTCTGGGGAGCGGTAGATGCGGAGCATGGAGAGGACCACCCCCTAGGTCGCGGGGCCGCGCGTGGCGGCCCCTAGTGGCTTGCGTGCCGTCTCTTAGGAAGCGGCCTCGGTGATCTTGACGAACGCCTTGGGGTAGCGGACGGCGAGCGCGACGCGCTCCTCCACCACGACGGTGACGCGGTTGTAGATGGCGTCGTCGTGGTCGCCGCGATGAATCTCGATGCGGGCGCCCTCGCCAGCCTTGGTCACGACGGATGCGCCCTGCTTGAAGGCGCCGACGAGCACGGTGCCTGCGGTGATGTTCGGGGTGACGATGGTGTTGAGGCCCCAGATGCCGGGCTGGACGACGGCCTGGCCGTTGCCGTGGGGGCCATAGAAGCAGCCGCCGCCGACGTACTCGTTGGAGCCGGATGCGGTCTTCAGCTCGCGCAGCTTGGCGTAGTCGGTCGGGTTGATGATGACGGTGTCGGCGTTGAAGCGGGTGTCCTTCTTCACGGCCATGATGGAGTCGAGCAGGGTGTCGGGGTCGACGTCGCCGCCATGCGTGTACGTGTCGGTGCCGATGCCGGAGGTGCCGAGCAGCGTGGTGAGCAGGTAGCTCTCGACGGCTGCGTCAAGCTCGTACAGGCCGCGGTTGTTGAGCGCGGAGGCCAGATAGGGGTTATCCTCGAGCAGTTCGTCGGTCTCGTAGAACCAGCCCGCGATCTTCTGCAGGGCGGCGGTGACGGTGCCCTCGACGATGTGGTACTGCGGTTTGGCGGCGCCCTCGTTCACGCCCTTGGGCGACGGGGCGGAGTTGTCCTCCTTGGCGCCCAGCGTGAAGTACGTGAGGGCGTTGCCGGAGATCTGCTCGGCGCCGAAGGCGTTGCGGACGGCGAGGTCGCGCAGGCCCTGGTCGGCGACGTTGGTGTCGTAGGTGTAGACGGTCTGGGAGACCTGCGGGTCGGTATAGGTCTTGTAGCCGTAACTGGTGCCCGCGGTCTTGGCGGCGCCGTTGCGGATGGCGGTGAGGTCGAGGTTCTTGAGTGCGTACTCGCCGAGAGTGGTCACGGGTGCCTCCTTGGTGTCGGCTTCGGTTTCGGTTTCGTTCTTGAGCTGGGCGAGGACGGAGTCCTTGCGCTCGGCCTCGGCGAGCTTCTCCTCGAGGTCGGTGACCTCGGCGAGCATCTGCTCGGCCTGCTCGATTGCCTCGGCGTCGCCGTCGGCGACGGGCTGCTCGAGCTCGGCGAGGCGGGACTTGACCTCGGCCAGCTGCTCCTTGATGGGGGCCATGTGGTCCTCCTTACTGGTCGGTGCGGTTGAGGGTCTTGCGGATCTGCTCGAGCACGAGCGCGCCCTTCGCCCCGGCCTCGTCGGTCGGCGCGTCGCCTTCTGCGTCCTCGGTTTGCAGTGACTTGGGTTCGGGCTCCTCGGCATCGGCGGGTGCCGCCTTGTCGAGCACGCCCTGGATGAGCTGGACGGCCTCGCGGAGGTCGTCCTCGTTGGAGCGGGACAGGACGCGGCCCGCCTTGGCCTCGGCGACGGCCTCGTCGGCCCACGCCTTGACCTCCTCGACGGTCGCGAACTGGTTGGCGGGGATGGGAACGAGCGAGATCTCGAAGAGGTCGAGCTTGCGCAGCTCGTTCGCCTTCGTGCCGTCCTCGAGGGTCGTGGTGCCCGCGTCGAGCACGTCGAACGCGAACGAGAACTGGTGGATGCGGCCCTCGAGCAGCAGCTTGCGGCTGTACTGCGCGTTGGGGTTGTCGGGGTCGAGCTTGGCGGTGAACTTCAGGCCGCGCTCGTCCTCGGCGGCGCTCTCGACGGCGCCGATGTTCATGAACGGGTCGTCGGTGCGGTGCCCGAACAGCAGCGGGATGGGCTTGCCCAGCTGCTGCCACTTGGCGAGCGACTCGGCGAAGGCGCCGGGCGCGATGACGTCGCCGTAGGCGTCGGGGATGCGGTCGAAGGTCGAGGCGTAGCCCGTCAGGCTGCCGCCCTCGTCGGCCTTGACGTCGACGTTGAACGACTTGATGTTTGGCATGGTGGACCTCCTAGTAGACGGTGATGTCGACCTGGCACTGGCAGCCACACGACTGGTCGGGCGTGAGCGTCTGGTCGCCGGGGTACTGGGCGCCGTTGGAGAACTCCTCGCCCATGGGGACGGTCTCGCCATCCATGGCGGCGTGCTCGGGGCGCGGGTTGCCGGATGTGACCACCCACGTCTTGGTGGCGCGGCGACCGGGCGCCCCCTGGCGCACGGCCTCCATGGCGCCCCATCCAGCGACGGCGGTCGACCAGCTGGCGCCCTGCGTGTCGGCGCGGTCGGTCTCGGCTATCTCGAAGACGCCGCGAGGCGTCGAGCGCTCGGCGTCCTCGTCCACGTCGCCGTCGAGTGCGGCCTGCAGCTCGCGGTACGTCACGTTGTTGGCTGCTCGCGCCTTGCCCTCGGCCATGGCGCGCAGGTAGTTGCGGGTGCGGTCGACGTCGTAGGCGTCGGCGTCGATGCCGAGCTGGCGCAGCGTGCGCTTGGCGCGGCGCGTGGCCTGCCTCACCAGCACCGGCTCGAGGTCGTCGGCGAGCTCGCGGTCCCAGCGGTCGGCCTCCCACCACGCGGGCCAGTCGCCGTCGTCGGCCTTGGCGCGCATCTTCGGGTTGTCAATCTTGCTCAGCACGGCCTTTGACTGGCGGCGGTAGAACTTGCGGATGACCTTCGCCAGCTCGAGCGCGTCTGCGGTCTCGGGCGCGCCCTTCAACCGTGTGGGCTCGGCGTCCTTGTGGCCGCAGCAGCCGCACTTGGTGGCGGGCGTGGCGGCGAGCTCGTCCACGTCGTAGCCCACGTCGCTCGTGGTCATGTTGAGCGGCTGCAGGATGACGTCGGTGCCCTCGAGGAACGGCAGGTTCACGCGCTGGCGCGCCTCGGCTGCCGTCATCCACGGGCCGCCGACGGCCTGCGTGAGGATGGTCGCCTGCTCCTCGAAGCTGCCCGCGAGCTTCGCCTGGATGTCAATCTCGACGTACTCGCCCGCCGGTGCGCCCAGCAGCGGCAGCAGCTCGGCGTCGAGCTTGTCCGTGATCATCTTCAGGTCGGGGCCGAGCGTGTCGGCGTACAGGGCGCGGGCGTTGTCGCGCGCGCTCGCGTACGTCTGCGTGTCGGAGTGCCAGACGAGCGACGGGTTCACGTGGTAGACCGCCGCGACGTCCTGCCGCGACAGCTGCGTGGCCTCGACCCACTCGGCCTCGCGGGCGTTGAACTGCGTCTGCCTTAGCTCCATGCCGTCCTCGAGCAGCGGGGTCTTGCCAGCCGCGCCGCCACGGTTGCTCGAGTACGCCGACCACGACTTCATGAAGCGGTCGTACGCGCCCTCGCCCCACGCCGCGCCGAGCGGACGGTACAGGTAGGACGCGATGCGCCCGCCGCGCTCCCACACCTGGTTGCGGAAGCGCCACGCGCTCACCTGTTCGGACAAGACGTCCTTGAGGGCGGCGACAGGTGAGGGCGCCGAGGCGGGCGAGGTCGGGTCGTAGTAGCCGAACGTCACGCACTCGGCGGCGGGGATGGTGACCTCGCGCTGAGTGACGGGCGACTTCACCACGTAGCGCGTGACGGCGCGCCCGTCGTCGGTCTTCGCCGTGGCCCACGCGGCGGGCACGTGCTCGATGGCCCACCCGCTCTCGGTCTCGGCGGAGACGTGGACGTACCAGATGGCTCGCCCGTGCAGCTTCAGGTCAGTTACCGTGCGCTCCATCAGCTCGTAGGTCGTGACGCCCGGCGCGGGGCGCCGCAGGGTGAGCGCGACGGTATCGTCGCGCACGCGGTCACGGCCCCCGTCGGCGCCCATGCGGTACACCTTGACGGGCAGCTGGGCGATGTTCGTCGCAAGGAACGAGACCACGGCGCGCAGCGCGGGCTGGGTCTCGTAGAGCTTCTCGGGCGTCTGGCCCAGCACGTCGGAGTCCGGCCCCACGACCGTGACCACGACGGGCTGCGCCACCCGAGCGCCCAGAAGGCGGTCGAGCAGGCTCATCTATGCTCCTTAAAGTTGGCTATAGGAAGACCAGGTCGTGGTCCTCGTACGCGCTGACCTGCGCGGGCTGCTGGACGGACGTCGCCGCGCCGAACGCCATGGTCGCGGCCACGAGCGGCGAGACGTCCTCGAGCGAGCGCCGCCGGTCCCACGTCCACGCGCCGTCGCCCAGCGGGCGGGTGGCGGCGACGTTGGCCGCGAGGTCGAGCGCGGGCTGCGTGCGGTGCCAGACGCGGGTGACGTCCGGCGGCCCGGTGCGCTCGGGGTCTCCGGCGGCCACGGCGTCCCAGAGGCGCCCTGACCACCCGGCGACGTCCGGCCCCTTGCACTCGACCAGCTCCACGCCGTCGATGGCGGCGATGATCTCGGCCATGGACGAGACGGGCGCGCCGTGCGTCTGCATGGCGACCTTGATGGGGCCGCGCGACGCCTCGGTCTGGAACCAGCCCGGCACCCAGCCGACGCCCTGCCTGTAGGCGGCCAGCTCGACGTGCCAGTCGCGGTCGCCACGCCGCCCGCAGACGGCGATGCTCGTCGTGCCGCGCCCGTCGGAGACGTCCACGCCGTACCAGACGGGCGAGTCGGGCGCTATCTCGGAGCGCTCGTCGCGCCCCGCGTCCCACGCGCCCACGGGGAACGGCGGGTCGACCGTGGCGGTGACCCACTGGCAGAGGCACTCGGTGCGGAAGACGTCCTCGGGGTCGTCCGCCGCCGCCGCGCGCATGGTCGACTCGTCTATCAGGTAGCCCAGCGACGGGTTCGCGTACGTCCACGCGGTGCGGTCGCCCACGTCGGCGCCGGGCGGTGCCGACCACTCGAAGATGCCGAGCGCGGTGTCCTCGAGCGAGCGCCCGCCCTCGTCGGCTGGCGTCTCCGAGTCGCGCAGGGCCGCGACGATGCCGTCGGGGTCGCCGAGCATCGCGTGCGCCCGCAGCCGGAAGTGCCGCAGCACCACGCTCGTGCCGTCGCCCGCGTTGCTCATGCACCACAAGAGGGCGTTTCGCCGCGCCATGCCGGTCTTCGACAGCGCCGCGTACGCGTCCCACGTCTGGTGCTCGCGCAGCTCGTCGAGCAGCACGAGGTCTGCTGACTTGCCGCGCCCCGCCCGGCGGTTCGTTGCGCGCACGCGGTAGTCGCGCCCGCCGGTCAGCTGCAGGCGCTTCGCGCCGTTCGTGCGCCAGACGTGCTTGATGTGCTCGGCGAGGTCGGGGTTGGACTCGGCGGTCTCGACCACCTGCTCCCAGACGTCCTCGGCGTTGGAGATGTCCTGCGCGGTGCCGATGATGAGACCCACGCCGAGCACGTACAGGAAGTAGAGCGCCAGCACGCGGCCCATGGTGGTCTTGCCGTTCTGGCGGCCTATCAGCACGATGACGTTGCGGAAGCGCAGACGCCACGAGCCGTCGGGCTCGTCCACCACCTCGAGGGCGTGGACGAACAGCCACCGCTGCCATGGCAGCAGCGTGAGCCCCAGCACGTCCTCGGCGAACTCTATGACCTCGAAGCCCAGCGTCGTGTCGGGCGTGAGGTCGCGCAGGGGCGGCGTGAAGACGCGCGGCTCCTCGCGCCCCAGCAGCCTAGCCACCGGACGCCTTCCGCCTCGCCCAGCGGCTGCCGCCGTCCACGAGCGTCATGGTCTTGGCGGCCTCGGGCTTGGCGGCCTCGCGCACGGTCGCGCCGACGATGCCGAGCGCGTCCAGGTACTTCAGGAGGGTGGGCAGCGTGACGTTGTCGACCTTCTCCGAGTAGACGGACTCGTCGGCCTTGGCCGCCAGCATGCGCACGGCGGCGAGGGCGGCTGCGTGCAGCCGTTCGTCCACGATTCCGCGCTCGATCGCGGTCGAGATGGTGGTCTCGGCGGCCTCGGTGACGGTCATGGTGACCCCTATCATGCGTCGGAGGGTTAATTAGC